TTTTCAGCAAGTGCGCATGTTGTTTTTCCTACGTAACTACCTATCTCAACAATTATCTTGTTGCTTTCTATGACCTTTTTAAGCAGATCAACTTCCTTGTCTGTCATTGAAATTCTTTTATAAGCCGTCTCTAAATTCATTGCCATTTGCTCCTGAAATAATCTCTATTTTGAGTATTAAAAGGGTTTTTATGTTCATTCCTATGTACTATTTTCACTTTATTCGCAACAAAGAATTTCCCTCCCAGTTGTTTACAGAAATCAGTATCCTCAAAACCACTTCCTTTATAGTTCTCGTCAAATCTCAATTTGGTATTTCTGAAAGCACAGCAAGCTGTAATCATAGTTCTGACTTCAATAAAATCCTTCGATATATCTAAATTTCCATAATTTGTTTTATGCAGTGTACCATCAGGATTTAACAATCTTGCTCCAACCATGCTTGCTTTTGTTTTTTTCAATGCATTAATTAAATCCTTATCCCATCCGCAAGGGAAACCCTCTACATCATCATCACACATAATTATAAATTCGCCCCGTGCTTTATCTAATCCAATATTTCTATTTTTTGCCGCAGACTTATTAGCATTTGATACTATAATCAAATCCAATTCATATACCACGGAGTTTTTGATTTCAGAAATTAAATCTGCTATTTCCTTTTCTGTTTTTATTGTAGGAATTATTATACTTACCTTCATTTCAGCCTCACATCCTTTTTCATAATTATCCCAATAGCCTTAATCGTCTCACCTTCGTGCATAAAATAAGCAGGGAAAAGATACGGTTGAGCTGCCATTTTTTTCGTTCCGTGTTCTTGCCAGTAGCCGTACTTGACATTAGTTCCAACGACATAAACTAAATCTTTTGGCCCTTCAGGTTTTTTTATCCCATCGCCTGGCTTTGCCTTTTTCCCTGTTTTCCCTTCGCTCATAGGACTGTCAGCCCAATTAGTTGAGATTGAGGCCCGGAGACGACCCGTATCAACAGGACACCCCTCTTTAGCAGCCAACTCAATCTTAAAAGCCTGTTTTTTCAGCCTGTCCTTAATAGCTTGAGTTTTGATAATCTGATATTTTTTCAAATTAGCAACGACCTCTGGAATTCCTTTTACATATGTAGGCATTATATTTCCCTCCCTACCTCTACACAGGCAAGTTTCATAAATCGCCCTTTCTCCCTCCAGGGCAGTACAAGCTTAATGTCATACACTCGGCTTCCCCAGTAAATACGCTGCGATTCTTCAACTCCTGATAAATATTCCATGTACCAGAAAACCTCAGCAAAAACATCTACTTTGTTATATTTAAATATCTCCTTACCTTTAGGGATAAGCACTAAAGCCCCCTTAACCCTTTTATATGTAGTCGTCCAGGTTGAAGGCAAATAACCACCCGCACCATCTGGAGCACCTTTAGTAAAATCCTTTATCTTCACTGTCTTATCCAAGTGACCTGCAAAGCTCATCTCCTACTCCTAATCATTGACGTGGGGTTCACGCCATATGTCCCATCAACAGAAGGTTGCATCGGGCCTAGCTCACGTATTAGCCGCACTTTCCTTCTTATCCTTCGTCTAATATTTATATCCTTATAATATATTTCAACTGATATATCACTTGTTACATCGCTTATTTTCTCTATTTTTAGTATTTTTGCACTTATAAATTTATGCCTAAATTGATTAAATAATTTTTTCTCCATATCTGGATACATAGCGCTCCATGAAATCTGACAATACCTGGCCATCATCTTCCAGTTCCGCTTCTCCCAAGCCTCAAGGAATTTAGCCATAGTCCATTCAGGGCTTTTTTTAGGATAGTCAGTTGACTTAATCATTTTATTATTCCGATTTTAGATTCTCGTTTGCTTTTCTGCACACGCCGTCTAATTATTTGCAATCTAAAGAAATGAATGATCGTGACCAAAAGCACAGCAATACCAACCCATACTATGTAAATTTCTTTCATCCTAAAAACTCCTCTTTTTAAATAAATCTAGCCCGTTTTGAATCTCTATTGGCATTATGGCTCTGGCCTTTTCAAAATCCGATATGGAGATTTTCTCATACTCATAATCTGCGCCTTCACCAAACACCTCGCTTTTCAATTCCTCATCACCCGCTCGCTTTGATTTGCCATAAACATAGCATACCAGGTGTATGCAAAATTGCTCTAATACATAAGGAATTGTAATGTAGCCGGCTGTAAAGTCAATAAAATATTCCTGGCCTGCGCTGAAACCGCCGGCTTTATACAAAATCCCCTCATTCCTAGCCTCGGAGGGATTCAACAGCTTATAATCCGTTATGTCATCATCTACAGTCTCGCAATAAGCCTGCTTTGTAGCATTTACAAACATTGACGGTCTAATCAGGAGTTCAGAAGCATTTCTGGTAGCCGTATCCGTAGCCATTGTAGTTATTGACCAGCCTTTCGCTAACATTTGTCCCACCATCTACGATGAGTCTGATTTTAGTCGACGTTATCTCGACTGTACAAAAATTAGCATCTGTGGATGTATTTTTAATTGAGAACGAATTAGCCCGCCCCACAGACAGCCTTGTTACTCTTGTTACTGGATACTGCTCAAGTAGTAATTTGCTGAATCCTGCGCCATAATATATTTCTCTTGTGTAATTAGTTGTCTTGAGGATCCGGTTGCAATAACGATTAATCATGTCGGAGGCTCGGTCTATTAGTCTCTCGATGAGATATCTATCCTGTATCGTAAACACCTGCTCATTTTCATCACCCAGCGTATTTAAAGCACCCGTTACAAGTAAATCATCCGACTCAGCAGAACCATGATAAATAAGCCCAGCCTTCCAATCGGTAGTATCGTTTATTTCATCTACAAGTTTGGTCAGCGTATCATAGGTTGCAAAAAGAATATCGCCTCCAGGAGTTAAGGTTAATCTGTCGTCTTTCACCTCTAATGTTGAAGGGTCTACAGCTCCGGCATAATATACCCAGAGTGCATCACGTTTAGCGTCTTCTCCTAAAAAAGCTAAAACTTCAGAAATACTGGTTAAGCTTATTGTGCTGTCAAGTGCCATTTATCTCTCCTATAATTTATTCTAAATCAGTATGCTCATGCCATTTCATTCTGAAACTTCCTTCATTATTATCCAGATAGGACGTTGCTCTGGCTAAATATTTTGTGTTCTTTTTTAAGACAAATCCTAAACTTTTCCCGTCGCCCCCTGCCTTTCCTGTAGCCTCAGTTGCTATTAGTGCCGCAGCGGTAGCAGCTGTAATAGTAGGGCCGGTTGTAATAGTGAGCGTAGATGTAATATCTGAATTTCTATTCCTATTTATCGGGGTTATAGCACTGCCTCCTGATACATTGAATTCCGCTGCATTTCCTGTATCCTCAAAAAGCTCCCAGTATGCCGGTAGATTCGCCTCTCCATAGAGAGCTATATGTGAATGTTTTGTTGTATTTGGAGTTATGATATAAAATGATAAAGGCGATAATATATCAAAAGCATCAACCGCACTTCTCTGACTCACAACAAAAGCATGTCCTGCATGAACCTCATAATCCATAAAATCTATTACCTGAAGAGAAAAAGTTGCAGGGTCTATTCTTAAATTCTGATAGGTTGTACCAGTATATCCCTGTATCCGTACCACTGCATCAACAACATTATAACTATAATCGTCAATATCTGAATCATATTCCCATTTTACTCTATAATCTGACATTTTATTTCTCCTTCTCTGCTACCTCTATCATTTTATTCTTAGGAGGCCTGCTTAAAGCCTTTGCATAACCGGCCTCAATGACCACTGCTGCAAACTGCGGCCTAGACGACCTCTTAAATCTATCGCCCTTCTTCCAGCAGCTAGTCCAATCCTTAGTAAATACGAGTACATCATCATTCATTTAAGCCTCTTTTCCATTTCCTTAAACACTGGAAGCCAGTATTTCTTCCATACATTATTCCAATCATATTCCATAATATTAGTCATTGCTTTTTTTCTCATGGAATCAAATCCGCCTGAAAAAAAAAAAAAAAAAGCATCCTCTAATTTCTCTAATATCGCAGATGGTTTAGCCTCAAATCTCCACGTCTCATTTGGCAGCCATCGACTGTCATCCTCAGTCGTATTGATAAGCCATCCTGTTTTGCAGAGTTCCGTACAGCTTGTTGTATTTGTCAGTATTGCAGGAATTCCGCAGGCTTGAGCCTCTATTATCGGGAGCCCAAAACCTTCGCCTTTTGTTGGAAGGCAGAATACATCGAATCCATTGTAAATATCAGCTAGCCAATCCGGATCTATTCTACTCAGTGCATAATCCAACTGTGGAGGCCATATCAGGGCTTTATCTATCCCAAGATTAGCTGCTATTTTATGATAATTTATAAAGCTTTGCCTTGAATCCCTCTCATTTGCAAGGGAATGAAGATAAAGTATAGATTTTGGATGCCTCTTGTGAAATTCCTTAAAAGCCCGCATAAGGGGTACGTATCCTTTCCGGTCATCTCCATAATTAAGACCTACAGAGCCTATTACAAAATGTTCATCTGAAAGCCCGAATTCACCTCTAAATGCTTTCCTTGCCTCGGGCTTAGGCTTGAATATTTTTGTATCAACCCCAAAAGGTGCATAAAAAGGTTTAAGCCCTATAGACTTCAACTCCCTCTCCCCATGCTTTGACATCGCCACTTGCATTCCAGTATTTTTGCAGACATCAGCTAATGTTTTGCTTATATACTCTGTATCTACGGGAACATAGGCTACCCATTTCTCTTTTGGATACTGCCTTTTGCCTTGCAGAAGCCAGATATCCCAAAGAGTAAAGATATAATCAAAATTTTCAGTTTCAATCATTTGATTAATGAAAAATGTATCCGTTCCTTCAAATATCTCAAACTCATCCCATTTATACCATCCATGATCCGCATGTTTAGTCCCGACTCTCACAAAATGACCTGCATCCCTAAGCCTCCGGATTATCTCTTTTGTGACTACTGCATAACCTGAATTGGCCATAGGCGATGCCGAATGCCAAAGTATTCTCATATATCCTCCTTATAAAAAGAAGGGATCAGGAGGCAAGCCAAAGCCTGCCCCCTGTCCTAACTCATTCAAAATTAAGCAGGCAATGTTGCCTGTGCATATCTTGGTCTCAACTGTAATAGCACACCGCCAACCTTCTCCGTCCCGCTTCCCGCATCAGTTGCGAGTTTAAACCCCACATACTGAAAACCGCTATCTACATCCAGGTCTTCGCCTCGAACCTGAGCCACCAGAACATCTGTATCGCTTGTAGCGGTAGACGTGAATGTATCGCTTGCACCTGAAACTGTCTTAGAGCCGCTGCCATCTGAAGCAGTTGCCTGCCACATGGCAAGTGTTAATACCGCATCGCTTGCAACTCCAGAAGCATGAGCAAGACCCACAACCAGATCATAATTTGCCATGTTGACAAATTCAGCAGAAACAACTGTGTCAGCAGGTGTAGTCTCTCCGCCCAATGCAGAGCTGAAAGCACCATATCTTGAACGAACGTTCTCTGTAAATTTGTGTATGTTTGCCATAGTTTTTTACCTCCTATTAGCTTGTTGTTGTTAATACAATAAACATCCCCAGGTCATTAGCTCCTCGCTTCGGTGTAATGTCTGCACTCAGAAGCGGTTGGCCGTCTGTCCTGAGAACAATCTTCCAAAACGTCTCATCAGTTTCAAAGCCGTATGTTTCGCTTGTCTCAAGAGATGTGTCTTCATATTTAACATGACGAGACGCTGATATTCTCATTTCCCTGTCGCCTATAAGATAATGCCCGTGACCAAAGTCAGCAAGGATTATGTCGCCTTCCGTTCCCATTGCCTGGCATTTCTCCGTAGGGATGAACGGTATCCCCCAAAGCATACGATTGCTAAGATCTAGAGCTGTCGCTTGATTTGCTGCCGGTGATGTCGCCTCGAATAATTCACCTATCACATCGGGATTCAATAGCCAGACAGCGCTTTCCCAGCTTCGTGGGAGTAACCGCTTGGCCATATTAGCAATATCTCTCCAGTCAATTACTCCAACCGCAGCCCGTGTAACTTGTGTTCTGCATCCGGCCTGTTCAATACCTAAGGGCATTCCACCACCTGTACCATTGATAAAAGCATCATCTTCAACGAATCGAATAGCCTGCCCGAATGATGTTTTAGCAAATTCGCCAAAACTCTCATAGTCATCCTCAAGTTCATTACTAACAAAACAACTGCCTACTAGTTTGTGAACATTTAACTCAACTTTACCAATTGCCGGTTTAGATATAGCATCAACTTTTGATCCTCGTTCCTCTACCCAACTAAATGTAATTCCACCAAATAGATTTGAGCTTCTATCAGAATCCTTTAATACTCGTATCACCAGCGAATCTCTTTTCATCGGGAAAACCTTAGCCCGTGGCCTAACAATCGCATTTTCCATAGCTGCATGATAAATTTCTTTAGCCCATTGTTTCGGGACTAAAGCTCCACCCTGTGAGTCTGTTCCTTCCTCCATGTGCCCTGCGGTCTTTCCAAAAATTAGCCGACTATCCGGCTGTCCTTCGCCATCGTAAGCTTTACGGACTTTGACAAGAAATTCACCTACACATTTAAATCCGCCCGTTTTGTCTTTATATTCCATTTCGATCTCTTAGCTTGTGGCGTTATCTAGTACAACAAAAGGTGACATTGAGGTTACAGGTGCAGCTGCATTTCTAGGAGTTATTACACTCTGCGGCCAACATTGACCAGCAACCCTAAGCACAAATCTCCAGCAATCCTCATCAGTAACAAAAGCAACGTGTGAGCTGAAGTCTATTGTGATTGGCTGCCGATTGAAAATGAGGTAATACCGCATATCAAAATAACCAACATCGCCTTGTGTACCAAGACTTGGCATTTTCTCACTAATGAAAAACGGCCTTCCAAAGATTCTGCCAGGGATAGGATTCTGTGCGCCCATGTCTCGATTGATCCAGATAGGATTTGAAGTAGCAGCGGGAGCAGTGTCGCCAGATGTCATACCAATAAGGTCAGGAAGCACACTAGGATTAATTACCCATACTGCATAAGGATGAGAAGCAGGAAGCATGCAAGCATACATTTCACGTAAGTCTTCAAAATATAATCGACTAGATGTATTCCTGAGAACAGCCTTTACGCAACTACAATTCTGAATCCCCAACGGTTGACCAGCACCAGAGCCGTTAAGAAAAGCATCATCTGTAAAATAACCCCATGCAGAACCAAACATCCGCTTAATCAGCGGAACAAGAGCAATGGCAGAATCATCTCGCAGCTCATGTGAAAGATAGGTTACCCCCGCTAATTTATGCGGGGTCAGAGTCAATTGTCCGAATTCAGGTTTAGTAGCCCCTTTTATTCCCTTCTCTGCTACCCATTTAGCTTGTACTCCACCGAATACTGTCGTTGCATGAGAGGTGTCATCTACAAATGGAATTTTAATCGAATCTGTTTTAACTGGAGGGATAATTGTAGCCCCATTTGGCATTACTATTGAATTTTCAAGAGCAATCATTTGAAGGTCTGATTTAAAAACCTCAGGTACAAGAAATCCACCCTGGCTGTCTTCGCCCTCTACCATATGGCCTGCTGTTTTAATATTACCTCCAGATGTAATAAAAGTTAATCGTTCATCAACAACTCTTTTCGCCAAGCCAATATCTTTAGCTTTAATTATTGCCTCTAAATATTCCTCGGGTTTTTCAAACTCTTTGCCTCTCTCAACTGCCTCTTCTTCCTTTTCGGTAGGTTTTAGACCGTCAAGAACTTCATTAACTTTCTTTTTGTCTAGATTTATTTTGCTTTCTTCAGCTAATTCACCTAACTTATCCTCAACTGCTTTTTTTGCAAACTCATCAAGATTTTTCCTCGTTGTATCCAGAATATGCTGAGTGAGTTCAGCTTCTGTCATTGTTTTTTTCTCTTTATTTTCTTCACTCAATTTTTTTCTCCATTCTCTACTGGCTGTTAAATTTCAGGTCCTTCAACTTGCCTTCGTGCCTAATGTCTCCGTAGATTCAGCACATGTTAACTGATTGCTCTGTGTCAACCTCCGCTAACTGCCTCACTCTACTGACATCGCCGGAAAAGATTAGCCTACTCTTTCCCAAAGCCAGCAGGATTAATAAAACTCATTTGCGTGAAATGAGCTTTGTTAATCGTCGAAATTTATTACGGAAAAACAGGGTGTATAATACCTTAAATGGAATTTCTTTGTCACCAACTCTTTCCATAGCTATAGCCCCGTTTTTTCTTCTAATTATTTTAAACGGTTCGTTCAATATAAGTCCGCTCCGTCCTGTACCAAAGCCTCTGAAAATATCAAAACTATAATTAATGCCTTCAATGTTTACTTCCTGTTTTTTTATATTCTGTTTAATCCTTAACCGCTTCAAATCAGAACCCCATCCCGTTTCAACATTATCCTTGCCAAACATTTAACGCTCCTTCCTAAATTCCTGATTGATTATGCCAAGGTTATCACTCCACCATCGCCTAAAATCATCCCTATCACATTTGAATATCTTTGCCAATTGTGTCAGAGAGTTGCCTTCTTTGTGTTTTTTAACAACTTTCCTGATGTCAAGATTTAGTCTTTTCTCCGGCTTCTCTTCTAATACAGGAATCTCTTTTTCCAATCTTTTTCTAATTGTCTTGACCATCCCGGGATTTGCTTCAATAAGATTTGTTATTACTGTTGCACGCTTATTCACCCACTCTCGCAATCGCTTCTCATTTAGATACATTTCATAAGCAACTTTTTCTGTTGACCAATTCAAAGCCTGCTTGAAATAATCCCACTTGACAGCATTCTCTAAGGTTTCAATATGACTTAATTCTTTTTTATTCATTCCACCCTCCCTAATTTCCTTTTAATTTTTATATCCACAGCCTCACCCACAGCCTTACCTAACAACTCCTTCAGATTATCACCACTCAATATCTTCTCAATCGCCTTAGCCAGCCTAGTGTCTAATTCAGGCTTTTTAACATCCTTTTCTATGACCAAGCTCTTCTCTGTTGCAATTTTTGTTTCCTTTTCCTCATCCCTGCTAACCGGCTCAGTCGCATTGTAAAGTTCATCTAGATGTTCCTTGAGTGCAGTCAAGGCGTCTATTGTATCCTTAACCATCGTACGGTTTTTCGTGCTTAGGACTCGGCCTTCCTTTAGTTCTACAATCTGCTCTTGCATCATATTGAGATTTTCCTTGAGTTCTGGAATATCCATGATTCTAAGTTCAGTTACAAGCTTATCGTCTCCCAGGATTACACCTTTCTCTGCTAACTCTGTGCGCACTTCGCTTCCATCAATAACTGAATCGCCTTTAATTTCAAATTCCGTCTCTTTTCCTGGCCCAGGCCTTTCGCTTCGCCTCATATCACCACCACATTTAGGACATTTAATCTTATCGCAATGTTCCTCGCTCTCCATCTTATATCCGCAAGAAATACACTCGCAGTTAAACTTTTCCTGCTTCTCGTCATTGTCTTTTTTAATCTCTATTTCTTTCGTCATTTTAATATTCCCATCAATCCACTTCACCTTATCCCAAAATGCCTTAACATCAACCTTATTCCCCTTAATTTCCTCTATCAGCTCCCTCTGCTCAATCAGCTTATCAAGGCTTTTTAGCAATGCCTTCCCTATTCCTAGCTCATCTTCTTCGGCAATCATCTTAGCAAATTCAACCAATTCTTTCAAATGGGCCCCTGAAAATCCCTTTGTCTTCTCTACGATATCATCAAACAAATCCTTCTCTATATCCCCAGCCCACAGGGTAAGCATCTGTGTCCTTTCCTTTGATCCTGGCAATTCAAAATTGATAATATGATGGAATCTACCCGGTCTGTCTAGCAAAGCGTCTGGGAGTTTCTCCGGATAGTTAGATGTCATTATGGTAATCAGCCCCTTATTCTGCTTTATGCCATCCATCTCAGCCTTTACTAAATCTGTCACAAATTCCATTTCACCCCTCAGCCAAGTATCTATATCCTCAAGGAAAAGAATCGATGGAGATAAGTCCCGAGCAAGAGAAAAGCCCAAGGCTAAAGCCCTTAGCGGGCCGACCTGCCGGAAATCTCGGCTAGATACCCAGATGAATGTCGTATCCAATTCATTCATTAATACCCGGCCCGTCTTTGTCTTGCCTGTACCGGGGGGCCCGATAAATAACAATCCACGCCCTGTAAGATTCTTCCCCTTCTTTTCTAAAAAGTTAGCTGATTTGATTATCGAATCCTTATACTTAGAATCTAAAATAAGATTATCCCAATTATCACCTGGCTCATCCAGGAACTCGCCACTGAGTGCAAACTTTTCACCTCTAAGGAAATTGTTTTCATAAGCCCAATTATGCACCTTATCCAGAAGGTCTTTATTCCATTCTTTATTCTCATTTGCCGTTACAAGCGAGACATCAATCCCGCTCCAGCCAGAACTAAATTTCACTATAAGCGGCTTACCATTCGCATCGTAAAAACAGACTCCATTGATAAGGAAATCATCTGATTTATCAGAATTAAGTTTAATTATCTCAGATACTGGGGGAACCTCCCCACCGTCCCAATTAAAGCTTCTAGTGTCCTTTAATTTGAAGTCGCCTAAAATCTTTTTGAACCCGGCCAGATATGTCCCGAGTAATGGACTAGGGATTGAATAGCTATTAAGGAAAACATCCTTAACTTTACACTCTAAGAATTTTTCATAAAGGGCATAGCTGAACGATGCTATAGGAGCTTGAACTGCTGCTATATCAAATGCTTTAGATAGTGATTTATTCCAGCGTTCCTTATATCCAGGCTCTTTTATTTTAATATCTGCAAAATCCTTATTTTCTAAAACCCACTTTTTAGCTACCGCCATTGTCCATTTTTCCACATCGAAAAGATATGTATGAATTT